AAAGTCAACGAAAAGTCAACTCTATACACACTTATTGTAAGGGGGTAGGGTGCGTATATATGCCCACAGCACACTATTTTATAATTTTCTGAACGACCTTTACCTTCAACTTTCCCTTGATACCTATATTCCTACCTTCCTTTCCTGAAATTATTTTTATAATATTTTTTGTCAATCTATGTGAAGGAATGAGGATTACGGAGTAAGACTTATTACTGAATATAGAGTGGATAGAACAGTAGGATTTAGGGTAAATAAATATGTACTACTTGTTTATTGTATTGACATATAGTATATTTACATATAAGATTGTTAATAGCAGGGGAGCTTACTAACTGTATATAGTATTACTGTATATAGTAGAGTGTATATGGTTAGTCTGTAGTATAGTAGAGTGTATTATATATGCTATATTAGATAGGAGTATATAGTGATAGTATATAGAAGAAAGAGATTAGGAGTATTCTTTATTTATAGGAAAGAAGAAGCTGACAGAGAAGGGATAGAGTATAAGTATTGGAAGGAGTGTAAGGAAGGGGAGTATGCTTTGACTGATGATGGATTTGTAGGTATGGTATTAAGGGTTAATGTTAATAGGATAGGTAAGATTTTTAATACTGTATGGGGAAGGTACTTTTTGAAGGATAGGAGTTATGAGAAGGATAGAATGACTTATGCTGATAAGAAAGGAAGTCCTAATATGGCTAATAGAAATGGATTGGATGGCTTTGTTATGAAGACTAATGGGAAATTGTCTGCCAAGGAGTTTGCTTATGTGTATGCAAGGATGCTTGTAAGCGGTAAAAAGATTAATTATGGTGAATTGGCTGAAAGGTTTTTTGGTGAATATAAGAAACCTAAAGTCGTTTTGAAAAGAAGACTTAAAAGTGAGTTGTTTATGGATGCTGTTAATAAGGAAGTGATGAAATTACTTTCAAAACATGGTATTGATGAGGAGTATATTGTTAAGGAAGGCTTTATGGCTGCTATTGATATTGCCAAACAAGCCAAGGATGGAACATTGTTACTGAAATCTGCTATCGAATTGGCTAAATTGGCTGGTATGTACCCGGATAAGAAGGTTACTACTAACCAGATTAGTATCAGGGAGACAAGGGATATTGGTGGAATGATTGAAAAGGAGTCTATGGAATTAACACAGGTGAAGAGTGAAAGAGAAATTTCGCAATAATCTGCTCTTATTTGGTAAGATTATATCAAAACACTCTTTTTATAAGCCTTTTGCCAAGGTACACTTTGAGATAGAAGAGATTCTGCTCAACAGGAGTATCAGACAGGCTAATATGATTATTCCAAGGGGTATAGCCAAGACTACTATAGTGGGACAGATATACCCTTTGTTCCATATTTTTGTTGAAGAGAGGTATAATCTCGATAGACCCAAGGTAGTGGTTATCGTTTCAAAGACTCAAGGTCATTCGATTAACATTTTGACTGCTATTAAGAATACTTTGGAATATAATGTCAATTTTCAGGATATATTCGGCTACCATGGTAAGAATGTAGCTGAAAAATGGACTGATGAAATGGTTATTCTTGATACTGGGGATGTTATTATAGCTAAGGGCATGGGACAACCTATCAGAGGGTTGAACTTTGACTCTGTGAGACCTTCCTTGATGATATTGGATGACCCTGAAGATGAGAATAATACCAAAACTGCTGAAGCCATGGAAGCAAACCTTGATTGGGTATTGGGAGGTGCTTTACCTGCCATCGATGAGGATATTGGAAGGTTTCTGCTGATTGGTACTCCATTGCATCAGTTGTGTCTTGTTGAGAGGCTCTCCAAAGCTCCTGACTGGTTTACTATCAGGAAGAAATCTCTGATAGAGGAGAATGGTGTTTACTCTTCCATTTGGGAAGACCATAAGCCGGTAGAGAAATTGCTTGCTTTGAAGAGGAATCTTGAAGCTATAGGTAAGATTTCCAAGTTCTATTCTGAACAGCAATGTGAGATTGTCGGTGACTCTGACCAGTTGTTCAAACCTGGGTATATTCGGTTTTGGGAAGGTGAGTATTTCAGAAAACAGGATGATTCTTTTATCAGGATAGGAAACAGGACTATTCCTATCAATGTGTTTATGGGAGTTGACCCGGCAAGTAGTGTATCAGTTAGTGCTGATTATACTGTAATATTTGCCGTAGGTGTTGATATTGAGTTTAACAGGTATTGTCTTGCTTATAAGAGGAAGAGAATGAACCCTATGGAAGTGGCTGACAGTATAGAGGAAATGTATGACTTCTACAAGCCACAAAGAGTAAGGATTGAGTCTGTAGGTTATCAGGAGATGCTTAGGAGTTATCTGAAGAGTAAGAGATATATTCCCGGTCTTGAGATTAAAGAGATGCCAAGGAATAGCAAGTCTTCGAGATTGGCTTCATTACAACCTGAATTTGCTCAAGGGAAAGTATATCTGAAACATGATATGCAAGAGTTTGAAGATGAGCTTCTGATGTTTCCGAGAGCTGCTAATGATGATATTCTTGATGCTTATTTCTATGCTGTAAAGAATATTTATACTCCTTACCACAGTGTTGAGATGCAAAATGAAGAAGAAGAAGAAATTTTTTCTTCAAATGATTGGATGCTCTCTTGACAATTAAATTATTTTTTTGTATGTTTAACCCAACTAAAAAAGATTTTAATGAAAGACCAAGTTAAACTATCGGAAGAACTGCTATTGCAGTATAAGAGTTCAAGAGAAACTTGGGCTGTAGAGGCACAGGAATGTGAATCTTTCGCTTTAGGTAATCAATGGACACAAGCACAGAGAGATGAACTCATTAAGAGGAAACAAGCTCCTGTTGTTGTTAATGTAATCCTTCCTGCTGTTGAACAAGCAGTAGCAATGCTCACCACAAACAAACCAAGATTTTCAAGTACGGCAAGAGAAGACAGTGATGTCAAAACAGGGAAGGTGTTCTCTGAATTAATGAGTTATATCTGGGATAATTCAGCCGGTAATGATGAGTTGAAGTTAGAGATTAATGATGCTTATGTTAAGGGATTGGGCTATTTGATGGCTTATATAGACCCTTATGCTGATTTTGGTAAAGGTGATATTTACATTAAGTCTGTTGACCCTTTTGATGTTTATGTTGACCCTAATTCAAAGGATAGATTCTTCAGGGATTCTGCTCATGTGATTATATCAAAGATAATGACACAGGAAGAGCTTGAAAGGCTTTATCCCGGGTTTGACTTATCTGATGCACAGGAAGCTGCTCTTGATGACCATCCTGTTGTTAAGAGGTCTGCTACAGTTGCAAAGGTCTATGATGATTATCATAAGCATTACAGAGTCATTGACAGATACACCCCTGTGAAGGTTCCGGTCTATCATGTTTATTATCCTGAAAGTGGACTCGAAAGGGTTTTGGATGAAGAACAGGTGGAGGGGTTCTTAGAAGAAGGGTGTGTGGTAGTAACCTCCCAAGAAGGTCAAAGGATAGTTACTGAAGGAAGAGAAGTGGAGTATTTCATGTCTATGTTCCAACAGTTTGGAGCTATCTTCCATTTTGCTCAAGACCCTGAAACAGGTCAGCAAATGCCTGTTCCCGGAGCTGATGAGGATGGAACTGGAATCCCAGGTTCAGAGACCCAAATACAGCCTTTGACTATGAAGGATTTGATAGAAGCTGAAGTGTTCTCACTTGATACGATTTATCAGGATAGAATCAACAGGGTGGTTACAGTTGGTAATAAGCTCTATTATGAAGGTAGAATGGGAAATATTGAATATCTCCCTATCGTTCCGCTTATGTTTAGACATAAGAGAAATCCTTATCCTATCTCTGATGTAATGGTGGTTAAGTCCAATCAGGAATACATCAACAAGACCAAATCGTTAATCATAGCTCATGCTGCCAATGCAACCAATGTGAAGATATTGGTTAATAAGGGCAGTATCGATAAGAAACAGTTTGAAAGTGAATTTAACAAAGCAGGAACCGCAGTACTCGAAGTTGATTTTGAGATGGGTATTCCACAGATAGTTGGTCCCGTTCCCCTTCCTAATGAGCTTTATAAGAATGAAGCTGATGGTAGAAGAGATATACAGGAGATACTCGGAATCTATGCTCTTATGCAAGGTGATGCCGGTCAGGCTCCTGCTACCTACAAAGGTACTGTTGCTCTTGATGAATATGGACAGAGAAGGATTAAATCGAAGAAGGATGACATTGAAGGTTCTCTTAATCAGTTGGCTAAAGTCATTGTACAGATGATACAGTTGATTTATACTGAACCAAGGGTGTTCAGAATTCTTAGACCTAACAATGTTCAGGGTGAGGTTGCTATTAACCAATCAGTTTACGATGACTCTACAGGTTCGATTACAGGTAAGATTAACGATGTTACAGTTGGTAAATATGACCTTGTTGTGGTATCGGGTTCAATGCTCCCTTCCAACAGATGGGCACAGCTTGAATACTATCAGAATCTTTATCAGATGGGTATCATAGACCAAGTTGAAGTATTGAAGAAAACTGAAGTTGCTGATATCGAAGGAGTACTCGAAAGACACTCACAGATAGCTCAACTTACTTCTCAATTACAACAGGCACAGGAACAGATACAGAAATTGCAAGGTGATATGCAAACACTCGAAAGAGAGAATTATCACAATAAACAAAGAGTTGAAGTACAGAAATTTCAAACTCAACTTCACAAGGCTGCTGCCGAAGGCAAAGCAGCAATTCAAGTTACTTCAGCAAGAATGAAGGATGGTCAGCAACTCCAAGAGGAGAGGTTGTCCAATGAACGCAAACTTGCTCAAGCGAATATCAAAAAAGGAGTTAAACGATGAACGGTGGAGACCCAAGAGATGCTTTATATGCAGCTCTAATGAGAGGTGATTATTCAGGTATAACTGAAGACCCTTCTTACCCTGTAGAAGACCCAAGACAAGTTTCAGTTCCAGGTGGTCTGGTACAGATGATGATGCAACAGCAATCTGCTATGGAACCTGAAATGACATTAAGAGGCATCGACCAAGGGTATGGTCGTCAGATGCCTATAGGTCAACAGAATGGTAGAGGCATGATGTCATCTGCTACTCAAGGTGGTGATGCTGCGATACCACAGAATACCAATGAATATAAGATTGATGCTCCTACATTCGCTGCTGCCTTCCGTAAGATGGCAGAGTTAGGTGCTCCTGAAGGTGTTAATTTTGTATGGTATGTAAATGGTAAACCACAAGGACTTTA